TTCTCCATCTTTTGTTAGCATATAGTTGGCAAGTCCAGAGTCCATTGTTGATTTTCCGTTTTTTCTTCCAATAAACAATGCACCTTTTTTGTATTTTCTTATTCCTGTTTCTTGATCTACAAAACCATATAGAGCTTGAATAAATGCTTTCTGGAACAACTCTAATCTTACAGGTTTTCCTGCCCATTTTCCTTTTGAGTGTTTGCAAAATTTCTCAATAAATTCTATCGGTTTGTTTCCTTTTTTCTCATCAAATACAAATATATGCGTTTCTCTTTCTTCAGTTATTTCATTAAAAAAAGAAACCTTTCTCGGTTTCTTCAAGTCATCTACTAATTTTTTATATATCCTTAATACTTTTTTACAAGCCATATCTGGATTGTCTAATAAAAATTGATAGTATTCTTCAATATATGTCATTATTCTTCATCTCCAAAACTATCAAACTCATCACTTACGCTTATGTTATTTAGAATAAGTAATTCATTGAATTGTTTCATTGCTGATTGATAATTCTTAAACATATTATTGTATGTTTTTACTTCTGTTCTATCTTTGTACCCCCATTGATTCGCACCATTTTTATATTTTTCTTTTACCCCATTTTTGGCTATATCATTTGATAGATTCTTTAATGTAACTGACATAAATGCTAGGTTATGTATAAAATCTTTGTTGGCATCTATTTGTTCTTTCGATAAGTTACTTATTATTTTTAGTAATCTTTTTTCTTCTTTTTCGACATCTTTCGATATATCTTTCTCTTTTTCTTCATTCTGGTCATTTGTAGAAACAAACATTTTATTGATAGTTTTTATTGCACTAACATTTCCTTTTATAGCTTGTTGATATAACGATACTATTACGGCTGTTTCATTGTTTATTTCTTCATCTTTTAGTCCTAAACTTTTCAGTTTAGCTTTCATACTATCTGGTATTTCTATGCTATCAATAATTGTTTTCATTCTTTCACTTCCTTATATAAAATGTCCATATCTTGCTTTTTCTTCATAAGTGGTTTCTAGCAGTTTCATATCTTTTATGATTCTTCTTGGTGTACATTCTGCATATAGCATTTCAGTTGGATTGATAAATCCTATATCGCTATCTATATATATTGCTAGTGGCCTTTCTATTCCTATTGCATAACTTATTTGAACTTCACACCATTTCAAATTAAATTCTTTTAAATATCTCTTTGCTATTTCTCTTGCTTTATAAGCTCCACTTCTATCTACTTTTGTTGGATCTTTACCACTAAAAGCTCCACCACCAACATTTGCAAATGATTGATAATTGTCTACTACTATTTTCCTTCCTGTTAGTCCTGCATCTCCTTCAAATCCACCTATCAAGAATTTGCCTGTTGGATTTATCAAATATTCTTCTACTTCTATATTGAAATATTTACAAATGTTATAGCATATTTCTTTTATTATTCTATCTGTTTCTGGTCTTTCTTTTTCTGTATTGTTATATGAAATTGTAAATGTTTTTATTTTTTGTAATTTCATTTCATCATTGTAGTACCCTGTAATCTGTGCTTTTCCATCTGGCAAAAATCTTGTATCATTTTGTCGAAGTTTGTCATACATAACACTCAATGATTGTAAAATTACCATTGCTGTTGGCAGCATTTCTTCTGTATCATTACAAGCATATCCAAACATCATTCCTTGGTCACCAGCTCCACCGATATCATCATTTGTTCCTAATGCTATATCTTGGCTTTGTTTTCCTAGGTTATTTATAATTTCATAATTAGTTGAGTATCCTATATCTGCTAGGACTCTTTTTACTACTTTTTCTACATCTACATTTGCGTTTGATGTTACTTCTCCTGTTATGAATATTTTTCCTTTGCCACCCATTACTTCAATTCCACATCTTGATTTCTTATCTTCTTTTAGGTATGCATCTAAAAGAGCATCGCTGATTTGGTCGCAGACTTTATCAGGATGCCCTCTGAATACTATTTCATTACTATATAATTTCATTTAATTATCTCCTTTTATTAAAATTGCTTTTTGTCCTGTGAAATCTTCCCATCTTCTCACTATTACATCTACATAGTGAGCATCGTATTCCATCATAAAACATTTTCTATTTAATTGCTCACAAGCTATCAATGTACTACCGCTTCCACCAAATAAATCAATGACATTTTCTTTTGGTAATGAACTATTCTTTATTAATTTTGCTAGTAGCTTTATTGGTTTCATTGTTGGATGTAAGTCGTTTACCGTTGGCTTGTTTTCATTTATTATTGTTGTTGGAACTTTGCTTTCTAATATTTCTTGTAGCATTTTTTTCATATCTTCTTTTTTCATTTTTTCTAAATCTATTGTATCTTCTATTACTGTGGTTTGTGTTCTGTCTTTTGTAAAGTAATGCCCCGCACCTTCCTTCCATCCATACAAGCAAGGTTCATGTTTCCATTGGTAGTCTTGCCTTCCTAATGTAAATGCATTTTTGTTCCATATCAATTCTTGTTTTACTAGAAATCCTGCATCTTCTAATGCTTTTTGGAAATTCACAACACTTTTACTAGCATACCAAACATAGAAAGCACCGCCAGGTTTTAGTCCTTCTATTGCGTTTGTAAATACTGATAATAGGAATTGGTAGAAATCTTCCTCACTCATATCATCATTTTCTATTGGTCTACTATTGTGTCTTTCTTTTCCATATCCGCTTTCATTTATTGAACCATAATTCACATTGTATGGTGGATCTGTCATTATTAAATCCATTGTATTTCCATCTAGTAATTCTTTTATATTCTCTGGCTTTGTACTATCTCCACACATTAGTCTGTGTTCTCCTAGCTGATATATGTATCCTGGTTTTGTTTTTGTTTCTTCTATTATTTCTGGAACATCTACTTCTTCAATTTCTGTTTCTTCTTCTTCAAATCCTAAATCGAATCCATAGTCTGACATATTTATATTGAATATATCTCCTAGTTCTTCTTCTAATAATTCAAAATCCCATTCTGATTGTTCACTTACTTTATTATCTGCTAGTCTGTATGCCTTTATCTGTTCATCTGTTAAATCATCTGCAACTATACAAGGTATTTCTGTTAGTCCTAATTGTTTACTTGCTTTGTATCTTGTATGTCCTGCAACTATAACATTGTTTTTATCTATTACTATTGGCACTTTGAATCCAAATTCTTTTATGCTATTTGCTACATATTCCACCGCATTATCGTTCTTTCTTGGATTCTTCTCGTATGGAATTAGTTCTTCTATTTTCTTATTTTCTATTTTCAAAATATACTACACCCTTTCTATATTTCTCTTGCGTATTTTTCGAACCCCCTCCCACCGTTCTCCCTATGTTGTGTGATTTAACACATATGGGGGGCCTCTTTGAGCAACAAAAAAAGAAGTCTTGCGACTCCTTTTCGTTTTTATTATGATTAATTATTCTTTTTCCATTCTTTATATTCTTTTCTTTCATTTAACCAAGTATATATACTATATATAGTAGCAATAGGTATACAAGCCATTACAAGTAAAATAAGTAATCCTGATATACCAATCCCCACACTATCAAACCATTCAAATATTTTAATAATATTTATAAATCCATATATAACTATTGGCGATAAAATTAAACCAATTAAAGAGAATAATCTATAACGTTTTACATCTCCAGCTTTCCATTTATGCTTATTTACCCAAAATTCTACTAGTTCATCACATTCTTTAATTAAGCCTTTTTTATCTTCTTCTGTTAAATATTCACACTCTTTAATTTTCTTCTTATCATCATCCCATAGTTTTTCTGCAACTTTTAGATTTTGAGTAGCTTTCCAGCTATTTCTTTCATACATCTTGTCATAAAAATACTTATACATTTTTTTAGATAGTGCTGGAAAAACTTTTTCTTCTTTTTCAGTTAATAACATATATAATTTTAAATCATTGTTACCAAAATCTGTTTTTGATTCTTTTGCATAATAATTACACATATCATTTACTAATCTTTTTTCTAACGGTTGTTTTAATCCTATACCATAGAACTTATTTAATTTTTTTAGTTCTTTTAATTCTTCATCATTAAGCTCTGGTATTTCTTTCATCCATTCATCAGCATTTGTAGGATTTAATTCTAAATTTCTATTATTGTTTAATACATCTTCACTAAACAATTTAGGTAATTTCATAACTAATAATTCCATTAGTTGTTCATTAAATTTTAGAATTATATTTTCAATAACTTGCCCCATCTCTCCAATTGCTTTTTGATATGCAGAATTTTCTCTATTCTTACTTATTATATCCGCAACTACAGAACTAGAATAAAATTGACCACGAAGCATACCATCTGTCACTGTTGACTTTGTTGTTGCAAATGTAACTCCTGTTTGTCCATTTCCAAATACCGAATCATACATATAGGTTGTTGCAAATGTAGTTTTTGGTGCATTTGCATTTTGAGCTGCAATTTCCGCATTTCTTTGAGTTTGCCAATTTCTTGCTTCCATTTTTGCATTTGATAAGTTTATTTTATATTTATTTAATATTTCCATTACATTATCATTTAGTGTTCCTGCTGCAGATGTTATTAATGAAATCATGTATTGTAATAATTGTTCATCTATTTTTAATTTATTTGTTGCATATTTTAACCAGTCTGTAAAATACAATTTACCTACTTCCATTGTAAAATTACCTAATTTAGCTACTGCATCATTATTTCCATTGACTGAACTAATTTCTTCTGCTACTTTTAACATTGCTTGTGTACCAGATATAGATAAATCAGAATTTAATAGCATTGTATTTCCTATTGCTTTTCTTACTGGAATATTCTTGTTATTAATTTTTACATCTTTTTCTTCTAGTTTTGCAAAATAGTCATACCCATCATCATTAATATAGTTGTATCTGTTTGATATACTACATCCCATACTTAATAAAAAATCATCTTTTATTTCTTGAACGCCCATTTTATTCCTCCTTATAAAACACCGTTTATTTGCTTCCATTATATCACAATTATTGTTATTGCAACATATTTATGTAAAAATTTATTTTCAAGCAAAAAAGAAGTCTTGCGACTCCTTTATGTTTTATAAATTGTAATTTATCTTTCTTTTTCATTAAGACCACTTACGCCTATAATAATGCTAACAATAAACATAATCCTACCTATCCAAAATGCAATATCATCATTAGTACATATAATTAAAAATCCTCCAATTATGGCTAACAAAATTCCAAATAATATTTTTTTCATTTTCTTACTTCCTTTCTACAAATTACTATCTGTTGTTATAATATCACAAAAAGAAAAATTACTCTATACTTTCGTATAAAGTAATTCAAAAATTGTAATTTATCTTTCATAATCAGATTTTGCTTTTGGTCTTGTTGATATTTCATTTAGAACTTCATTTTGCTTTTCACTATGTATTTCATCAGCACTATAAACAAACTTTTCAAAACCCACAGTAGTTTTTGTTTTCATAAATTCTAACCACTCATTTATTGACTCTTTAATTTTAGGAGAAATAGATTTTTTGAATGAGGCTTTATATTCTTTTTTCACATTCATTATATTTTGTTCTCCCTCTATTTCTCTTAATATATGATTTACTTTTTCTGGTGTATACACAGTCATTCCCTCTATTGATGATAATAAATCTAATGCTCTATAATCTGCTTGAATATCTGCTTTTCCTGTAATCGCTAAAACTTTTCCTTTATATGCTTTTAATAATTCTATATAATCCTCGCTTCTTAAAGCATTATGTTCCTTCATGTATTTAGTACT